TAGGTACCTCAACTCTAATCTTAGAGCCGTTTCTTACGAAGTATATTGTTATCATCAATCAATAATTAGTTTAGGTTTTTTTGCTTGTATAATTCCTGATCCTAAATGCTGATTGTATGAATTTCCTATTTCTGTTTTTGGATTTACCTCTGCTACGATATTGTTCTTTTTAATAGATACAGTATCTTCTTCAGCATAAGGCATATATGGTGTTAATGCTAATGAAACAGGCCCACCTGGTTTTGATTGCATTGGTACAATCACAAATGGTTGTTTTATATCTGTTACTTCTAAATTGTTGTTATCAATCTTTTGGCCGATAACATCTTCACCTGTTGATAGTCTAAATATTTTCAAATTGCTCATTATGTATCCTTTATTGTATTATATTACATTATTTACTTTTTGTCAATAGGTTTGATTCGTCTACTTAACACAAACTCTCGGTTTGGATTTACCGAAGCGTTAAATTTTCTTATCATATCTCTATTTAACAACACGTCATTACGTGATCTGATTCTTTCATCAAGACCAAATTCTACATCTTTATAAACAAACCCATTAAATGTTACATCTAATTTAACAACTGGCCTTTCTTCGCCTTTGTCGTCATCTACGTTTGCTCTAAAAATTTTTACTTTGCGTTCAAGTTTACTTGTATGTTTTTTACCATCATACTTCCAAGATACTTTACCATCTTTAATTTCTATTTCTTCAGCGTGTAATGCACTAACCTCGGCACCATTACCTGTATCTAATTTAGCTCTAACTAAACCTACACTTTTTAATTCTATAGTTTCAATGTAACCAATTTCTATGATTGATTGTCTATCCCAATTGTTCCTATCACTTACATAATCAACAAGGTTATCAACTAATTGTTTGCCTTTAATTGGGCCTGTTGTGTTAGGTGTATCGGCGTAATCTTCGTAATGATATCCTTCATAATCGGCACCTGTACCTGGTGAACCATTTACTTCTAATACGTAAATTTTATCTTTGAATATAATGTGGTCAACACCTACAAGATATGCTTTTGAAGCTCTAGCTGTTCTTAAAACGATTTCTATTTCTTCATCAGATAATTTATATGGTTCTGCTATCGCACCTCTATGTACGTTTGATCTAAATTCTCCAGATTTTTTAACTCGTCTTGTACAAGCAAATATTTTATTATCTACAACAAATGTTCTTACATCTGAATCTGTAGGCATATATTCTTGTATTAATAATTCGGCATCGTGTTTAAATAGAGCTTGTACAACTGATACTAAAGAATCATAACTATCTACTTTAACAACACCAATACCTTGTGTGCCTGTTAATGTCTTTACAATCATTGGAAATTTATTACCTATAATTTTAATTGCACTGTCTATGTTCTTTTCATTAGATATAAAGGCAGTCTTAGGTGTTGGTATATTAAACTTTTCAAACAATAGAGCAGACGTTAGTTTATTGTCACAAGTTAACATTGATGACCTTGTGTTTAACATAAAGGCACCAGAGTTTTGAAATGCTGATATTAAAGAAAGACCTGCTTCATCTTCAATTGCACCTGCACGTGTTATAACAACTGTATCTTTACCTATGAATGTGTGTTCATTATCTTCACCATCATAGTTATAAATTGTTAAAGTATTTTTTTCTTCGTCTTTGTCTGTAATGATTGAGTGTTTAGTATTGATTATAAAAAAAGGTATTTTTCTTTTTTCACAAGATCTTTGTAAAAAACTTACTGTGATTTCTTTTTTTGTTTTTTTTATACCGGTCTTTTGTTGACGTACTTTAGGTGAAGCTTTAGTTATAACAACAACTGTTATATTATTTTCTTTTGGTTTTTTAGCTTCGCTTATAAACTCTTTAAACTTTGATACTTGCATTTATTCACCATTTGTTTCATCATCTTTTGTAATCTTTTTACCAATATTATATTTAGCTGATAGTATCCATTCTTTTTTTTCTTTGAATGGCAATACTTTAATTTGACTTAAAGGTGCTTTGTTTTCAGCGGCCTCTTTTTTAACTATATCAATTAAAGCCCAATCTTGTAAAAGAATTGCAATTGTATTTCTTCTTTGAATATCGTTTTCTGATAACGTAGCTGTTTTACCATCAAGAGCAAATAACTCTTTAAAGTGTACTATGTAATATTTACCTTGTTTATGAAGTATATGACAAGACTGAAATAATGTCTTATCTTTTCTGGATGCTACACCTATTCTTGTAAGTGTTTCTCTTACTTTTAAAAAGTCATCAGGCTGTTTGATTGTTACCTCTAACATATCCTCTATTGACCACTTAATACTATCTGCCATTAATTTCTCCCACCTTTAAATAACTTTGTCTTAATATGTTCAAGTTGTTCTTTGGTCAATAAAGTTAAGGCCTCTCTTGCCTTTTCATTGCTATAACCATAGTATTCCTTCACATAATCTAAATCTTTCAACTTGGTTTGTGATAACCACTTACCACCAAATCGCTTCTTTTTTCTGATACTATTTATCAAAAAGTGAAATTGTAACTTCTTAGATAGAAAGTGTAAACCATTCATTTCGTTGGCCGGCATTAAAGTGTCCCAAAACATAGAAAGACAACGATTTATAACATAAGGTGGAAACTTCTTTTCCCACGTTGCGTCATCTGTATCTAATAGGTTTTCTTTACTTTCGTTAATGGCCTTTAGATAGTCTTTTAATTCATAACTCATTTGAATTTACAACCGGCCATTATTTCGGTTAAGCAGGCCACCATATTGATTTCTTGGTCGGCAACAAAGGCCGCTTTGTATTGATAACCAGCAATAATTAATACTGCCTGTGGTATTGATTTAGGGTCTAAAGATTTATAAAGACTGTCATAGACTTCTTTAAATACAGCACTTGTTTCTTTATCTAAGTTTTGTACCACCCATTTACGCATAGCATTAAAATCTTTTTCTTTTAAATTAACAATTAATCCCTTAATGCTTTCTTCTGATAGATTAAAAAGAATACCACTGTCTATAGTGCCACGAACAGAATATCTTTGTAATTCATTTATTGTTCTTCTAAAGTCTGGATAGTGTTTTAAAAGAAGTTGAACTAAAATCTTTTTATCATATTTTACTTCTTCTTCTTTTAATATAACTTCAAGTCTTTTAAGAAAATCATTTTGAGTGATTGCCTTTTGGCCATTGACAATTCTAAAATCAACTACAGTACAACGACTGTGTAAAGCAGGTATAATTTTGTTCTTGTAATTGCAAGTAAAGATAAATCTACAGTTATTAAAAAACGTTTCAATAAAGTTTCTTAATGCTGGTTGTACAGATTCGGCGTTCATATAATCGGCCTCATCTATAATTACAACTTTATGATTCGCTTCTTTGGTAAGTGAAATGGTAGAAGCAAAGTTTTTGATTTTGTTTCTTAATGTATCAATCTGACGGCCTTCATCTGAACCGTTTATGATAATGTAATCTACACCTATTTCTTCACATAAAGCACGAGCAACAGTAGTCTTACCTGTGCCGGCTGTGCCTGATAATAATAGATTAGGTATTTCTTTTTTCTTAACGAACTCTAAGAAAGTATTTTTTAAATCTTCTGATAAGATACAATCTTGTATCTTTCTTGGTCGGTATTTTTCAACCCACAAAAAGTCTGACATAATATAATCCTCAATTTATTTTTCATAACTATAACTAACTTCGTAACCACCTTTACGGTCTGTCCACCAATCATCAACTCTTTCAGAATAATTAGCACAAGCCTCGTCTAACAACTCGTTTTCTTCTTCTGTTGGAGGTTCGCCCATAGGTTCTATCTCACTACCCCATTGTTGCTCTTGGTGTGATATGATTTCTTTTAGGCGTTGTACTGAACCGAATTGCTTTATGACTTCTTCATCAGGAAGATCACATTGAAATTCAGAAGCGACTTGATGCCATTCCGTTCTGGAGAATTTCATATTAGAACTCCGAATCTGGCTCTAATGCTATCCAATACTGTACTGGTTTACTTCTGTTTATAAAGTGACTAATCTTTGCTTTAGAAATTGCAACGTCATAATCATCAGAAATAATCTTAAAGTTATCTGCTTTAAAGTAAGCTGTAAACTCTTTATCAGTTTCACCTACGTTTAAAGAATAATCGTTTGAAGATTTGTTCTTTTTATCTGTTGCTACAAAAGATATTTTTTTACCATCGCCTTTAATAGCAATGTCTGGTAAATTTAATGTTGTAGCTGCTTTTTGTATCTTAGCAAAGTCATCTTTCTTTAATGTAAACGCCACTGTCTTATCTGGCATATTAATACCTTTTTGAGGCGATACTAATACTGATTTATCAGCAAAGAAATATTTAATTACTTGTTTAGATTTTTCATCAGAAATTAAAGCATAGTTTGCACCATTAACTTTAACAGCAGGCTTATCAAATAGTTCTACTGCTCTTAAAAATTCTGATAGATCATAGATACCAAATTCTGTATCAAATTTTTCTGTGATTGTTGCTTCTGCTAATATATTTTTCATAGCAGATATTGTATTTAACTTACTGCCTGGTTTAAAAAGAATATTGTTATTGATCTCACTAAAATTCTTTAAAATGGCCAGTGTGTCTGTGCTTAGGTTCATTTCACGTTCTCCTTATCATAGTTTAATAATAGTATAACATAGTGTACTGCTTTAAGCAAGTCAGCTCGGTTATATCCGTTTTTCTTACCATACCTACACAAATACTTAATTGCGTTGGCGTGGCAAAAATCTTTTCCAATGTTTAACGTTTTAAACAAATCTTGTATTTGAAAGCCGTCTTTACCTGTTGAGTAATGTTGACCATACGTACCTTTAATGTACGTTAAGATTTCGTTTAATATTTTATCTTCATTATATTTCATAATATTTTGGAGCGGACAACTGGTACTGCCCCAATTTCTCTAACTTGGAAAGTTAGAATAATACTTTTATACTATGTCCGCAATTCCTAATTTAACATAAGTGGCCAGAAAAGTCAAGCGATTCTGGCCACATATTAAAAACTATCGGATGTCAATAGTTCTTGGTTTTTTTGTTTCAGGTATAATCTTCTCTAACGATACCTTTAATAGACCATCTTTTAATTCAGCGCCTTTGATTTCTACATCATCAGCGATTGTAAATGATCTTTCAAAGTATCTTTTAGCGATACCTTTGTACAGTGTATTATCTTTAACATCTTCTTTATCAGATTTTTTAGATTTGATAGTTAACTGTCCATCTTCAAAGGTTACATCTATATCTTTTTTATTGTAACCAGCAAGAGCCACTTCAATATCGTATTTGTTCTTAGCTGTTTCTACAATATTGTATGGTGGATAATTTACTGTTGGAACTCTTAATCCAAAGTCGTCATTTAGCATTGACTCAAAGTGGTCAAATACATTATTGAAACCTATGGATAAAGGTCTTAGTTGATTGAATATGCTTAATTGTTTATTAGTCATTTTTATCTCCTTTTGTTAAGCAAGTTAAAATTGAAAGCCCACTATTGGCACTTTCAATATTATTTATATAGTCATTAGACTATACTTTGTCAAGTGGTAGTTTGTTTATCACGGAGTAAACTACCAAACACCGATTTGCTGATCCTTTAAGAAGGATCAATCTTTTTAACACCGATCAGGTCTTATGAATTGCCTAATCTATAATATATATACAGTTTCAAGTATAGTGTTAAAACTAGTAACCTCTTAGATTTCTTAGTTCTTTTTGCTTCTTTAAATAGTTAGCTCGCATTTCTTTTGCTTTTCTAACTCTTTTTTCTGATGGTTTTTCATAAGTCTGTTTCATTTTATACAGTCTTAAAACGCCATCTTTAAGCATTTTCTTTTTAAGAATACGCATTGCTTTTTCAACGTTGTTATTCTTAACTTCTACTTTGAGTCCCATTATTTTACCTCCTTAATATCACCATAACAATACTCCAAATCTGCAATAGATTTAAAATATACTTCATAATAATTTCTACTTTTACTAAACCTTATAATTATTTTATCTAAAAACTTTTTTTTATTTAATTTTTTTAATTTATAAAATTTTAAAAATTTTACATTAGCTAATTGATTATTTCTTTCAATAAGATATAATCTTTTCATTTTTTCAAAAACTTTGTTTTTTAAATTCTTTTTATTTTTAATTTTAGATATATGTATCTTATCTCCATAAAAACATTTTAATTCCCACGTCCACCCTTTATTAATTTTTAAATCTTCCG